ATCTGATCCCTCAGGGCCGGATCATCCAGCGCGTCCGCAATTGTGTCGATGGCCTGCATCACGGCGCCAGCGAGGGCGAGGCAGTAGCTCCAGCCGATGGTGAGGGAATGGAGGCAGCAAGCCTTGATCCGCGCCCACATGGCCACAAGGATGAACGCACCCATCACAGCGCTGCCCTGATCGCGGCAGCCTTGGCTTCCAGCGACTTCGCGAAGTTCGTCGCGCCGGTAAGTGCAATCAGCAGTTTGTCCTTTGAGAACCAGCAGGCCGCGAAGCCAGCGCCGAAAGCGAGAAACGAGAGAAATGCAGTCATGGCTGTTTCCTTTTGAGGGCTGAGAGGATTGCAGAGAGTGCAGACGCGATGGCCGCTCCGATTGAACCTTTTGCAGGTTGGATGACGGAGGGAGGCTGGGATGCCACGGGTGATGCGGGTTTCCGGACGGCGGGAACGCTTGAGGGCGTAATCGTCGAACTGGTAAACGTGATGGTCGGATCAAGCGCCATCATCGCCATTAGCAAGCCGGCGCAGCCGAGCTGGCTATCGACCACGTAGGGATCGTAGACACCGTCGCGGACATATTTCCCGGAGCTGTATTGGTCAGTGCCGGACCACACATAAGGCGATGGAACACCTCGGGACGCGTATCCCAGCCCGTTATACATTTCGAGCCTGGTGAGCGCGCCGCCGATCGACCAATCCTTGTTCCGGGCAGCATATGGGGCACAATTGACAAGCGCATCAATCGCTGCCTCCTCCCATGACTTGAAGGGCCCACGCCCGGCCGGGACATGCACGGAAACCCGGTCCCATGGATCGCCTTGGGCCAACGATCCACGCCAATCCTGCGAGGCTTCCCGTTCATGGATGACCGCAATCACCACCCACGGCACGCCGGTCTTGGTAGCTACGGCCTGGTAGCGGGGTTTGGCAGCTGGCGACACGAGATGCTTCGCCACGGTGGCGAAATTGCGCGTCAGCTTGGCGTTATCCCAGCGCTTCGCGTTCGCGCTCCTGAGCGCGGCCAAATCGGTCATCTATTGCTCGCTGTGGGGTTGTGGTGGTAAGTCTCGCGCCTGAAAGAACGGGGGAAGACATGCGCGACGTGGTAACTGGTTTTTACGTTGATGTTTTAAAGCAACTTGTTGCCAACGGCACGATTGCAATTTCCGATAGTGTATTGGTTGTCTGCGGCGGCCCTTTAGACAAAGAAGTGATGGGGCTGACTGGCTTCACCGACGTGACAATAACAAACTTGGACGACGACATTTCCAACACCAAACAGAATGCCGAGAATCTTTCTTATGATGACGGATCTTTCGATTTAGTCGTTGTTCATGCGGGACTGCATCATTGTCATTCGCCACACCGTGCTCTTCTCGAAATGTATCGAGTGGCCCGCAAATGCGCCGTAGCCTTTGAGGCCCGCGACAGTCTCATGATGAGGGCAGCTGTTCGTTTTGGCCTAACGCTTAGTTACGAGGTCGACGCAATTTCAGCAGACGGTAAGAGTGGCGGCGTGGCAAACACCGGCATTCCAAATTTTGTTTATCGCTGGACTGAACGCGACGTGATCAACACTATCGCTAGCTATGATCCAACCCGCGCCCCAAAGGTAGCATTCTTTTACGATCTTAGGCTTCCAATACAGAGATTAACAAGGTCGGGCAGGACGCATCTTCGCCTAATCGCCTTGATGATCGAGCCGCTCTCCGCTCTGCTTGCTAGGCTCGCGCCGAAGCAGTGCAATGAGTTTGCATTTGCAGTGTCGAAGAACGGCGTGATTCATCCATGGATCAGATAACGCGCATGATGTAATTGCAGATGATCGTCGGCTGAACGATCGGATGAGCGGCCCCACCGGTATTGTTCGATGTGACGCTGATTGAATTGTTGCCCGTTGAGGTAACGGCGTTCACCAGGCCGCCAGCAACATACGACTGCGCGCCACCGGTGGCAGGCATCGAGCTTATGACGCCGCTATTACTAACAATGGCAGAGGTTGTCACATTGATAGCTTGAGCACCGTTCACCGACGTGATCCCGCCAGGCAGTTGCCCTAGTGTCAAGGTTTGCATCGGATTGCCGTTGATAGTCTTGAGCATCGCTTCGATCCGCGGCAGTGGCGCAGGTTGCATGAGGTTCACGGGATTGACGTCTGGCAAAGTAGCGCGCGGTTGCGGATCGCTATCCGGCCTCAACCCGCGGGGCGGGTTTTCCGCGTTATCTGAGAACGCAAGCGAAACCTCGAGTTCTCTTTTCCATTGATGAGGTGAAAGAGGATTCGGCGGCGAATATGGACCAGGGTACGGATCCACATAGAGGTCGTTCGTATCTGCGGTGGTCGGAGATTGTTCTCTGGGAATCTCGATATGATCGACGGGCTCACTACCCTCGACAATCTTTTGAAAGACCTTGGCGTACTCCCCTAAATCGTCTGCAGCCTTTCCCAAAATGTTTGATGGGTCATTCACGCGCCCCTGCAAACGCCTTATTGAGGCGATGAAATCTCCTAGGTCGGAAGCACTCGTCTGCGAGTCTTTTTGAATGTCGTCCGGATAATAGGATTGATTGCCCGCTAATATATCGGCCAATTTCCCTTCGTATTATGTCGTAGACCCTTGAACGGTCGCTCTCTGTGATGGTCCTCACGGGATTTAAGGGTGCGAGATAGCGCTTTTCAATGTTAGCCAATTGCCGCCCGCCCTCCTCTGGCGGTTCATGGCCAGCCGCCATTCGAGCGAGTGCAGCCCGGATCGGCTAAGCGGTCCCACGATTGGCGTCAGCGTGGTAAGATGTCGATTGACCTGTTTGGCTACCCGGCGCCTGTCGCGTACGGAGGCGCCGCCAGTCACTTCATGTTGGAAAACTGAAGGTATAGAATGCCAAGTGGCGCGTTCTGAATAAATTCATTCCTTATTCGTGCATGACCTTCGAAAACATGCAGACGAATCAAGGATCCTCGCGCATTGCGAACGACTGAATCGACGCCATCCGCAAAGTAGTAACAGGCTGGCCGCCCTTTATTCCCGTAAAGGCGAATATCCACCTCTTGGTGATCTGAATGCCAAAAACTCAATGATATTGAAAGCTCCAAGCTTTCTGATCTGATCAGACAAAACTTGTTGTATTCGCAATTCTCTTTCTTGCCGGGGGTCGTTGAGATCGCCGGCATCAAATCCCTAGGCGACTGTGTAATCGCCCGCGGATACACCAGTGCTCGATAAAAGAGAAAGCCCCAGGAGCACGGTAAGTATCGAGCACGTTGAGAACACGACATGCCCCTCAAGGATTACCCAATGTCAGCCTTCGGCAAACCCGCGTGCCATGCCTGGCAGTTGCAATCACAGACGGTGATAGAAAAAATACGGAACAGGATCAACTGTTAGGCTCTCACCAAGTCGCTTGTTGACGGGATCATACCCAATACTAGCTCCGGCACAGCCTGCGTGCGCGCATGAATTAATTCCGGGATATTTCGACGGCGCGAGAGCGAATGGCGTGCGCGTCCAGGCTGGCGGATAAGCCCGGCCACCGTTCCCTAGCGCCGGCCGGATTTTCTGGCGTTGTAGAGCGCCACCGCGTCCCTGATGTCGCCCGAGCTCGAGAGCTTCGCATTAAGGGTACGCAGATCCGCGTGCTCACGTTCGGCTGGCGTGCGGGCCAGGCCAGGCCGTTGCACCGGCGGGACGGGTCTGGCGGCGGCCGCGTCCCTGGCTTTCATCATCAGGCGATATTTCCCGGCATCATACTGCATGCCCCGGAAAATGACGATGCCGTCGCCTGGCGTCTCGATCTTGTCGCTGAAGACCCTGAACCGGTGGCCGAGGCCGAGGGCGGCGATCTTGCTTTCGATCAGCCGCTTGGAGGACTGCGCCAGCGTCCGCTGGGCTTCGCGAATACAGACCGCCAGCGTGCCGGGCTCGGCCTGGCAGGTCTCGACCAGAAGCTCGCCGAAGAAGTGCGATTTCCCCGAGCCCCTGCCGCCGAACACGCCCTTGTACCGCGCGGGCATGAGCAGGGGCTTGAAGACACTAGCTGTCGGAATTCTCAGGGTGGACAATGACACGCTCGATTCTATGGATCAGTTCGAGGGCACCGTCGTCGCCGTTCTCGATGGCCTGCGTGGCCTTGCCCCAGCCGCGGTCCAGGATGGCGTTGGCGGCGGCGATCCGCGCCGGCGGCGTCGCCTTGGTATTGCGCATCACCGCGACCAGCACTTTGAGCGCGGTCTGGGTATGGCTGCGCGCCAGCGAGCGGATTTCCGTCACCGACCTAGCCATCGCCTGATCCTGCGGGCTCGGG